TCTTCTATAGTAGGACCTCCTGGTCCTTTGGTGTGAGGGCTTCCAGAGGGCCCTTTAAATATACTTCCATCTCCATAATAATAAGACCCTAATTGTTTAGATAATTCAGCTAATGCTTTTGGGGTATCATAACTTTTTCTAGCTAATAAATTAGCGTAATCTTTTGGAGTTTCAGCATTTAAATAACGGTCTTCTCTTTCATCATAATACGCAGAAGCACCTTCAATACCTTGCTTAGCTTGTGAAAAACCAGACGGGTCTATTATATAATCGTCACGTGTCATATCATCACGAAAATTTTTGTTTTTTCTTGCAGTATCCATTTCTTCAAATGTAAGTACACGGCTATCATAATCTCCAGGTCTTACTTCTCTCGTGCCAGCAGGTAATGCTATAATTTGATTTAATTCCTCTTGTAATGTGTTACTTTGTTCTGGGCTTAATAATTCCCTGGATTGTCTACCATCTGCTAATGTTGTTCTTCCTGAATCAATTAAACTATTATACTGATTTAAATTACGATCTAGATCTCCTGTTGTTGAATTTGTTTCGTTTAAAATTTTACCATATTTATAATTAAGATTATTATACTTTTGAAGATTATCTTTAAGTATTAAATCAGTATCGTCTTTTTGCTTTTTATACATTTCATTCATTTCTCTCTTTCTTTTTCCATCATAAGTATTATCTCCCGGCTGACCCATTTCATAAAATGCATCTTTTAATTCTTGTAGAAAACCTTTTTTTACAGTGTCACCTGCTGCATATCCTGGGCGCATGTAACGTGATAAAATTCCGTGTGATTTCATTAATAGTATTCCTTTTTACCTGAATAACCTTCGTTGTCATCACGATAGTCATCAGGCAGTTTAACAAAATAACCCTGTCTATATTTCATAAGCGCTTGTGTTGTCGAATCTACAAAATCATCATGGTCACCAAATGGGAATGCAGCACATTCTTCAATGACCTCTTCAGCAAATTGTTTCTTCGGCGCCCAAATCATTCCTGATTCAAATAGCGGAGCTACACTGTTTACCCTCGAATGTTTGTCATTCCCTTTCGAAGGAGTAAAATTTATAACAGGTATTCCCATCTTTTGCAACTCATGAGTTAAAGGCGTACCTGTAGCCTTAGCCTCAATAATAATTTGTTCCGGTTCCCAGTACTCATATTCCTCCATCGCAATTTTTTTTAGCTCTGGAAAGTTCCACCGGCCTCGTTTCGCGTCTAATAAAATTAAGGCTTCTTTACCATCATCATCTGGAGAAAATACCCCCCATGTTGTAATAGCTGAATAATCGGCTGTTTCTTTCTTAGAGAAAGCTGTATCGTAAGATTGTATAATATACTGTAACTGTGGTGTTTCTTCCTTTTCCCACTCTTGCCACCAATCACGTTTTATAAGTGCACCTTCCTCGGCTACAGGATTCTGCATCCATTGTGCATTCCATTTTGAAACAGGGATCGAGGCTTTAACAGAATCTAATCCTTTCATGTCCCAAAAATTTCCCCACATGGGTTTATCATTGATAACAGCTGGAAACTCTACAACTTCCCATTTGTCGGATGCTTCGCTTTTATTTTGAGCGTCTAGCAATTTTCCTGTTAAGTCCTTAATAGACCAACGGGTCATAACTAAGACTATAGCGCCACCAGGCTGAAGCCTCTGTCTAGGGCCAGAAGTATACCACTCATAATGAGCATCAAGAACATGAGGAGATAAAGCGTCTTGCTCCGAATGAGGATCGTCGATAATAAGTAAGTCAGCCCCACGGCCGGTAATAGCGCCGCCCACACCAGCAGCGAAATATTCACCTTTATGGTTTGACTCCCATCGTCCTGCAGCTTTAGAATCTGCCGCCAATTTAACATCTGGAAATACTGAAGCATATTCCTCAGACTCTATCAAATTTTTTGCCTTACGTCCAAACCTGATTGCTAATTCCCCAGTATGCGTGGTTTGTATGAGCTTGGATTTTGGATGACGGCCCATGAAAAATGCTGGAAACAAATGTGATGCAAACTCAGATTTTGTGTGTCTAGGTGGCATGTTAACAATAAGTCTTTTAAGCTCACCATTTGCAATACGATTTAATTTTTCTGCGTAAATTTTGTGGTGATTACCTTCAATAAATTCAGGCCAAACAACCTTCACAAATTTCATGAAATCAGATTGTGTGTCTTCTTGTTTTTCAACAACAGCATTTTTCAAAAGATATTTGAGAGTCTGTGTGTCTAAGCTATCTAGATTTGGAGATGGTTCCATTTTTTAAAAAAATTTTTTAAATTACTTAATAACGTTTTTTTACATGATTGTCACTCTCAAACCCAACAAGCTATCTACCTAGGGGAGGTAATATCTATACGGGGGTTCCCCCCCTTCGTTTAAGTCCCGGGCGCAAGCCTGCGGCATATTGTCGCATGTGACACAATGCCCGGGCGACTTATCCACAGGTTATCCACAACATAATGCAAGTAACTATATCAATACTAAATCAATATGATACTCATTAATAATAAATAGAAAGGGAACTAACAATGCCAAATGAAATGATTACCAATAACAATGTTAACATAGCACCAATGGTTGAAGAACTAACAGCTTATGTTAAGACTAAACAAGTAGGCGACATTAACCTAGAAGAAGTAATGAGCAAGTTACCAGCAACCAACAGTCCAGACTGGAAGTTGATTAGTGGTATACTATGCAATTCAATAGTTGAATGGGCTTCAATGAATAAAGACAATGGGGGTAAAGATTTACTACATCACTTACAATCAGACATAGGTTATCTAATGAAAAGATTAGGGTTAACTGATTAGTTCCCAATAATACTGTTAACCTTATAAACTAGGGCAATCTTCGGATTGCCCTTTTTTTATGCCCTGTTTTCTGGAGGCAGCGGGCGCCCGGGCAATAACCACATGGTGCAATGAACAATGATATATAGTTAAGAGGAGTTTGGAGTTTGAGGGTCACAATCTTAGTACCTTAAGTCATGGTGACCCTCGAAATTTTAGAAGCAAGAGCCGAAGATTCCCCCGTTTATCTTGCCTGCTGTCTTTTTTTATATGTGCTACAGCTACACATGATAGTACTATACCACGACTTGACCCAATGTACAACTGGTCTATTACTTTTCTTGTGGATAAGTTTCCATATCCCATCAGTCATCTCGTAAGTATATGTGTAATCTCTTGTCCATTTATTCCAACGAATCATAGTAATCCTTTCTCTTTCTATCTGCAGTAGTAACACGAATCCTTTTCCGTGTCAACCCGAAGGGAGCCCGGGCGCAGCTCCTGTAAGCATGAACCGAGGCCCATGAACAATTGTTTATGTAATGAGGAGTTTGGAGTTTAGGGCATGAACATCCAAACCAGGAAGACGACCAACGCGATCTTCAGGGGTATTATCATCATAAGGTATTCCATTTCTAATTCTCTCTTTCTTCCCAGTCCTTCCTGGTTATATAACGCAGCAGGTGCTGGAAGTCAACACCCGGGCAATAAAAAATCCCAGAAAACAGCCACAAAATTTTACAGGGATCCTGAAGATACGCCGGGCGCGCCCGGTGCGTAAACCCTGTCGACACAAATCCGCAGAGAACTGGGAAATATATGTAAGGGGAGTTTGGAGTTTCAGCATCCTGAAGACCAGCGGGCCCGGGCGGGAAACTTATCCACAGGTTATCCACAGTTTATACACAATAAGAGTTTGGGGGAGTTTAAGTCCCCCAAATCTATGGTTAATTCTCTTGTGGTGTACCAAATATATTTTGTAAGCTAAACTTAGTTTCTTCTGCTTTAGCCATTTCTTCGGTCATCTCCTCTGCTTTCTTTGCATTTCGTGTCATGACTGGTACTATACCATCATAATGTGCTTTAATGCCTTTGAGTATATCCGAGTTGTCTTCTATTGCTTCTGCTATTCTACTTAATGCAGTAACTAATGTATCTTCGTCTTCTCTTATAACCATATGAACTCCTTTGTTCTATTTCTAATTATTATATAACACCTAAACACATCTATTACAACCCACTCACAAAATTTGTTGTGGATAACTTTCAGCGTACGCATCAGCGAAACCACAGGAACTTCCTGCGCGCCCGGGCTGCGTAGCTCAGGGTGAGCTGGTACAAATAATGACAGAATATATAGGTTATGGGAGTTTGAAGCTCCTGCTTCCTGGCGCAGCTGCAGTCCTGGATGCCCGGGCTGGTAAATAAAATGGCGGATTATATAGGTTATTGGAGTTTGAACTTGACATTTCCGTCCCGCGGGCACCGGGCGCCCAACTAACCATGGACCATGGACCAATTGATTGAATTATGTAAGGGGAGTTTGGGAGTTTGAAACTTGTGAACTTAGGTCTAGGTCCTTGAGCGGCCCTTCGTAAAGCCCGGGCACAGAGTCGATGGTGCTTTCGCCAAGGGCCAAGGTTTTACATCCATGAAACAGTTTGACATGGTCGTTGGGAAGCCCCCCAACTAGGATGTAAGACTGTGCTCCTGCCTTAGCATGACGCATATTCCATGCAATTTGGAAGGGTGACACCTTAAGTTTATTATTAGCCTGTACTAGCTTTAACTCAACTGTAAAGAATCCTGTAACATTGTGAAATATTAAGCAATCTGGAAATCCAGGTGTAACATAGCTTTCAAGGCGTGAAACAATATACTCACCAGTTTTTAATGACTCTTTTAAATTCTTCCAAAGGCGAGTCTCTCCTTTTACGGTCATACTTTGTCTTGTCCTTTATCACCTTTTGTTTGTACTGGAGTGATGTCCTTAAGTCCTTTGCTATTGGATTCCTCTTCGAGCGATAAGACAGTTGTATTACCTTTTTTGTTAAACTTACCATCTATTCCTATTTCCTTTAATTTACTTAAAACTTCTTCACGCGACATAGAGTCAATACTTCCTGTCCTGATTTCTTTACGGTCAATGTACAATCCGGCAGCTTGCCCACGCAACCGCTCAGCATTAACAGCAGCACTATAAGACTTTTCACCAAGTGCTTTCTCACGAAGTCTAGCCAATTCTTGTACATGCTTATTTAATTTAACCTCATGTGTTTTTTCTAATTCAGCTCTTTTAGCTAACACGGCTTCTACAACCTTAGGGTAACGTTTACCATTCAATAGTTGTGATGCAGTCACATCAGCTGATCCTTCAGAATAACCAGCTTGTCTAGCACATTCTGTTTGAGTTAATCTACCCTCATTCTCTGTAAATATTTGAACAAAGATTCTTTGTTTGTCTGTTAATCCATTTTCTCTAATAGGACTTTTAATAGCTCCACCACTTCCAGGAACGCCTGGACGACCATGTCCTTTTGTGGCACCATTTGTGGCACCTTTCAATCTTTTATCTATCATCCGCTACCCCGCAGTATAGGTGAGTTTTTACTCATTTTAGTTATTAAAAAACAAAAAAGTTCCTTGCGTTGTTTAGAGTAGTGACACATAGGTGCCACATAGTAAACCATTGAATTATATAACTTAATCGTTAATTGTGTCACTGTGGCACTACTTTCTTGGTATTTTATAAAACTAAAATACATTTGAGTAAAATATACACTATACATTTGTCTCATACAATAGAAATTGACCGATTTCTGCCATTTCCATTTTTGATCCAACCACGTGCTATGAGTCTATGTATATATCCATGCACTTGGCTTTTAGAATGCATGTTGTTAAGCTGCTTTAATTCTTCATATGAAGGCGAAAATTTATTTACTTTAATAAACTCTTTTATAATATCATAGAACACTTTTTGCTTAGGTGTTAATCCTTCTTTACGTGGTCTTGGTTTAGGTTTATTAGTGTTTGTCATTATATCCTTTAGCATTTGGATTAGGTCCGTAGTTCTTGCTTACTTGTCTCATCATCTCATTGTTGCCCCATTCATCGATAGTTTCTTTAGTTATAGATTGCTCCAATGTAGCCTGTAATTCTTTTTCTTTATCTGTTAGCTGCATTCTATGAGGTCCTTTTTTACGTACATATGTATGTACTTTAGACCAAGTTATTATATGTTTATCAGCTTTTGGTCTTACATAACCACGATTAGGATCTAGTTGTGGGTAGTTAGGTTCTGGTTCCGTATCAAAATTAAGTTTTATGTATTCTAATACTTCTTCTTCATCTTTAAACTGCTTAACAATTTTTTCTATAACTTTCTTATCTTCCCATAAATTAATTTCGTACGTCTGCATGTGTAACCTCCAAATATTCTATTTTTTTTATCCATCCTTTAGGTATAGCTATTGCTCCACCTCCATGATTATCGCCCCGGTCCATGCACCACGATCGCATAACCACTATCTTTTCATCATTATTAACAACCATCCAACCAACCTCCTGGCATTTAGCTAAAGGTGATTCGGTTATTTCTTTTATAGATAACCAACCAGTTTCTGTATCACGTGCGTCTACCCACGTCACACGCACCATTGGTACTCTACTAATATCCATTAACTATTCCATTTAATAGCTGTGGTATCAAATGCTTCTTGTAAATGCTCCTCATCAATTTGTACTGGATGACGCTGATCACGTTTATCTACAAACTCATC